GTAAAGTTTCCGCCATCCAATGGTGCATTATCAATCGAGTCAGATGTACCGGCGGCCAGGTCACCTCCATCGAAGTCGCGGTTGTCAAATGCGCCCAGCGCGACACTAAGATTAACCCATGCCCCATTTCTCCGAACATAATAACCACCGTCTTGAGGGGCTTCGGGGATACCTCCTGATACGCTTGAAGAGGAAAGAAAAAGAAAGCTATACGCTTGATTTTCTACTAACTGCGTTTCAGGCCCGGGAGTTTCGACATGAGCGACAACGAGAAGAAAACCATCGGTGGTCTCAGAATAGCTAGTAATTGAGAATAAATGGGCCTGAGAGGAATCACTAGCTTGCGTTAAGTAAATTTGCCCACTTATAGGTAGTATCGCTTCGAGGAGTAATTCGACGTCATTTCCAGCTTCATTCGCTTTGCTAACATGAAACTGAGTGACCAGCGCTATGTCGGTATTGTTTACATGGAATTTGCGATCATGAGGTTCTCCTGTCTCGCCGTGCTCGATCCAAGAAATCGGTGTGCCGCTCCCACCAGTGACTACGGTAGAAGACCCGCCACCTCCGGAGGAAGAGGTTAATTGAGGGATATATAAGTTAGTCCATTGAGAACCGTCGTATGTAAGTACTTGGCTTTTCTTGAGCGGTATTCTGTCCGCAATCTTAACATCTTTGAGATTATCGAGAACGGCATTACTGGCAAGTAGATCCTTGCCATCACGGCCAGCAGCCCCGGGGGGACCCGGCACTCCATCCTTACCATCAGCTCCGTTGGATCCAGCCCTACCTGAATTGACGAGCAACATCCTGTCTTGAATGTCTTGGGCCAATTCAGCAAAACGCTGCTCAGATTTTTCAGTCCACACTGATTCAGGTATCGAGACGAGATCGGTCGAAGGCAATGGCCTAGCAACAGTCTCATTAGATCTAAAATCGGTTACGAAAGCCTCTAGTATAAGTCCTGGCTTTACCCTAAAGTTAGGGAGCAACTCTCCCATCTCTTTGATAACTAAATCATCTAACTCGCTTCCGTCTGATTCTATCCAAATCTTCCAGGTTGCTTCAAACTCTTCTAAGGCGGGGAACTCTTCCACATAAAGAAAAAGCCCTTCTGCCCCACTGAAAATAGGTTTTTTCTCGACTATAGTGATCCGCGCAGATCCACTGATAATCGCGCTTCCCTTTAGAATGCGTACAATGTCAGTGGATGATAGGATCATAGTATTTCTGTCTCCAGCTAGGATGCCGATAGTATAAAAAAAGCCCCTAAAGGGGGGCTTCTTGTATTCACTTGTTTAAGCTAATCAGCCTCGGCTAGGGCCGTCGACGAGCTCATAAAAGACACCGCCTACGGTTCCAGCGCTCAAGGCATAAGACACGTTGTTGTCAGCGTCACAAA